CAGAGCAAGAATTACACCCGCCGCAATTTCCACTACATCCACCACAACCACTAGAGCCACTACCTCCAGATCCACCAGATCCGCTACATCCGCCAGAACAGCTACTACAACCACTACATGTATTACCACACGTCCCTACACATAGTCCAGAGCATGCTCCACGACATGAAGAGGTAGCCCCATCGATTGGCTCTTTAGACAACGAGTCAGTGTAAGATAGTAATTCGTTGTTAAATGATGACGGAATCTTAGAGCCTGTCTTAAGATCGACAGTATTCAAATTGCCATGATCTTTAATGTTCAACAAAGGCTCGATTACTTTTTTACCTTGGTCTGCTGTGACTTTGGTTCCAGATGTAGGAGTTGTGGAGAAGTCGTACGATGCAGATGCGAACCCAGTCATAGAACCATTGTATGCTCTACGTTGCATTTCAGTTTTTACCTTGGCTTTAAGAGTGTTCATTTCTGCCGCGGTAAGAAAATTAGGCATTATCTTCACCCTCCTTTTTAAAAAACTTTATTTGATTTTTCCTCCCGGGGATTTTTTGTATTTCGTTTTTCTTTATCTTTTGTAAAACGATCAAATCCTGATAAATACATTACATAATACCCCCATTTTGAATTAACCCCACGTAGCTGCTAATGGTACCCAGGCAGAACCATTGTAGAATTTAGCCACACCTGAAGTATCAATCCATAGAAGCTTTGTATTAGATGGGGCTGAAGCGCCGTAATGATATCCTCCAGGATCATCCGATCCAACTGGGTACCAACCTGGACCGCCAAAAGATCCATCGTATGGAATATAAACATGCATCATTTTACTATTAGGGTTATAGACTAACTGGCCGACATATGGAGAAGATGGAAAACTGCCATTCTCACCAATATAAAGCTCATTAGTGACATACCAATATTTCCCAGTGTAAACGTATAAAACATTCGTTTCGTTTGGATTCACCCACAAATCTCCAGGCTTAGGATTGGTTGGTTTAGTTGCTCCATAGCTAACGCCTCCAGACTCTGCTGATTTCTTGATTGACTCTAACAGATATTTACCATTTGGAGCATCTGCGTGGAATGATTGAACATTACCTGGCGAGATTATATGAGTAACCGAATCGAATGCTTTTAGATCAAAATTAGGGAACTCGGTGTCCTTAGTAATCTTCGTGGTTGAGGATTGGTATGGGACTATATCAGTGGAAGTTTCTCCTTCTTCTAATTGAACTTTGATTTGGCAATCGGTTACAGTTGTTCCTTTTAAAATGCTCACACCCATACTATCAAGTGCACCTTCGACCCTTGTAAAGGTGAATGTTTTCGATTCTGTATTATCATTTGCAGTGACGGAAGCAATATCAGTAATGGCATCACTCATAACGTTAATTAGAAATACTCGTGCTTTTCCATTTTTTACGCTTGCAGTCATGGTATACTTATTGCCAACTGTTAGACAAGGAACAAGAATTGTTCTGAATAATGCGAAAGTCGCATCAGCCGAAGCATCTGCTGTTCCGGATGCATGTATTACTCCTTTTGAATCTACCGTGAAAGTTATTCCATTTGTAGTATACGAAGAACCATGAAAATATGGATATTGAATCAGATTCTTTCCGATCGTCTTAATATCATATCCGGAATATGGGACGAAATCGTCTATTGTAGCTTCTAGATCAGTTGTAACCATTGGCTTAAATGTAAGATTTGTCACTGTTGTCCCTTTATTAATATAGAGCCGATAAACTAAATAAGGATAAGCATCGTCTATAATCACCCCATTTCCAATATCAGATGCTTCTGCTTTCACTTCTGAGTTGAATTCTGAGTTCTCATAATAACGAACGTCGATTCGATAAGTGTCATGACTTCCATTTTTAGGACAACCTAGTAGCTTACACCCCCCAACAGTATTTTTAAATTGCGTTGCCTGTAAGTTGTTTCCGTTAAGATATAGTATAACGTTCGCCATAGCTGTTCCATTTAGTGTGTACGTACAATCTTCGTTTTTAATAACTTTTATCCCATTCCTATTAGCAAATCCTGATAAGTTCGAATCCAGCAAATTCCTCATAGCATTACCTATCATCAACGGGGCTTCTACAGTACCTGTTAGATCTGTTTTCATCGACTCGATAAGAGAAACTTTCTCTTTACCTAGCTTTTCTGTTTCCAGAGTAAGTTTAGCACCAAGGTCGCCTTCGAGTTTGTTTTTCATATTCTCAAACCACTTATCAAACTCTGTCTGGGATGCTTTTTCCCACTGCTGGAATGTTGACCAGTTAGAATCATAAGCGGCTTTAATTGTAGCAAACCACTGGTCATAGCCGTTCTTAATGCTGTCATACCATTTCTGATAATCCGATTTTGAAGTTGCTTCCCAATCGGTAATCTCTTTCTTAGCTGCCGTAAGCCAAGCTTGATAATCTTGTTTCTCGCCATTCATCCAGGTATTGAAGTTTGCAGTATTCTCTTCTACGAACCTGTTCAAGATATCTTTCCACTGAGGAATAAGCTGTTCAATGCTGATCACCTCAAGGATACCTGTAACAAATGGACACACACTTGTCCCTACACAGTTCTCAATATCTGCCTGTCTAATGGACGTAACCTCTTTGCCAACCTTAACGTAAGCCAACGGATACTGATGAACTTCCTTAGCATTTGTCAATGATGGCTTGGTAGGCGTAGAAGATGGAGTTCCTTTAATTAGTTTAATGCTATTCGCCCTTACCGCCTCGACAGAGTTGATCTCCAGAACAATTGCGTCGATTCGGTCCATAAGAATCTCTGATGGTGGAATCGTCACTGGGTAAAGTGCATCGTTGTAACTCCAAGTATGATTGAACCATGCTCGGCCAGTTCCAACTGTTACGTTCATCTGGTTGCTCTGCTTTACAACAAAACAGTCGCCAATAGATGCGAATATTCCATCTCGAATTAGACCATCAAATAATCTCGAAATGTCTGTAGCATCATATAATCTATCATGATCTACGGAATTAAAAAATCCAGATGCAAAACTCATATTTTTCCTCCTTTATCTTATTCTTTAAGAGCCGACTGGTATTCTGTTATCATCGGCGCTTACAAAGTCTGTAAAAGTAGGGTATGAAGTTTCCCCACTAGAATCTTGGGACATGATAAATTCCGACACGGTCGACGTCCCTTTAATACCATAGTCGTTTTCTATCTGTACTATATCCCCCATTTTGAAATCTCTTCCATACACAAACATAGTATGAGGATCAACGTCCCCGTCCATAGATATTGTATGTGGTTTCTCAGCTAGAGCCTCTTTGCCCTTCTGAGCAACTACTTTTAATCGTTCGGCGTCGCTCATCTTATGATCCTCATCCTCGGAAGTAATTGACCCAGCGTCAACATATATTTCACATCTATGCATTCCGCTTAATTGTTCCTGGGATTCTCCGTCCCTAGTTACTTCTTTAGTAATCTTCAATGGATTCCCTGATAACGTCTGTGTATCTCCATCCTCTCCAACAGTTAACGCCACATTCGCGTAATCTTCTTTACTGTCAAGATAAGATGTGTTATTTAAGTTTTCAAATGACGGACTGAATACAACGTATGGAGTTAATTGCTGTGCATAAGATCTATCAATACCTTTGTACAGCTCAAACTCAAATTGTTTATTTTCATTTAGTGTAATTTTAAACCCAATTTGCTTCTCGACACAAAGTGAGTTTATTGCCTCGTATAAGTTTTCATGTTGCTCATATTTAGCGTCAATTGTTAAAGAAGTTATTCTGCTGTCTGTACTCTTCTTGAATACAAAGTTAGAAATCTTTCTTTCTGATTTTGACGGCGATATGATAGCGTCATTTATTAGCTTCTGTACGCCATCTTGGAAATTGCCACTCAGGGTAGTATTGTCCCAGATTATTCTGCGCTTTAATAAGCTCTCAATGGAATAACCTATTACTTTAATTGTAGGTCCTTCTGTGGCATTTGTTTCTAGAAGCATTCCCTGAATAATCATCATGTGAACTGAACTATCATTTTGAAGATAGTAATCGTTGACTAGATAAGGGAATACCCCATCCATATCCAAAGTGAGGTATAGTTCAAAGTCCCCATTTTCTTGATACCTATCAGTCCAAATGAAGGACTTGAACCTGTCAATGATGGCTACTTTTTCAAACCGTGAGTTTAATATTGTAGCTTCCATTATTTACCTCCTTAAATTATACTCCTTCATAGATTGTATCATTTTCAATCTTGAACTGAATACTCATTGCGCCTTCTGTAGCATTGTAAATGAAGATGTTATCTCCTTTTGACAGCTGAAACCAACTAGATCCTTTGCCTAGGCAGTTTAGAATATTTGTTGTCAGTCCAGCTCTCAATAATGTAACTGACTTTTCTCCTCGCTTAGTGTTAATGATAATATCATCTCCAGCACCATATGCTTGTCCAGTTAAGGTCTGTATAAAGTCAGTATTTATCCTCATAACTTCACGAGTTCTAGCATTATAGATTACGATATCTTTTACCGTATCTAATGCATGAATCGTTATTATTATTCCAACCGAAGCATCTCCTTTGTACGTTACTATATTCTCGTACATATGCACAATATCGCCGAAGTTTATGAGCTTTTCAGTTAACGAGTTGTTTTCAAATGGAAATTCAAATTTAGGATTGACGCCACTAAATAATGTAAGCGTCTTTCCATTAGTTGCATAAAAGTATGGATCTGGACAAATTACGGAAATCTGAGTTGCTTCGTGTTCCTGGAATATTGCAGGTTCATTTGACTCGACGTAACCGAAAGCGTCAAGAGATCTCTGATCCGTTACAAATGTCAACGTGACGTATCTCTTGATAGGGAAATACTTATATGTAGTATGCCTAATAGTTTCGATGTCCGTTCCGAATCTAAAGTCCAGATCCATAACAATGTTTCTAGTTTCAAGCTTAGCACTATTGTATAATGCTCCGTCGCCGGTCGCTATCTCACTAGTATTGATCGTGGCCTTTACAGGCCCTAATCCGTCGATGTTTGTTATAGCTAGACCCGAAACCTCAGGCCTAGCTAATTCCATTTCTAGGGATTCCCCTAAATAATTAGTAACAATTACTTTCTTTATCATTTAAGAGCCCCCTTTAACTGACTAAACTGATTCTTTGTCTGTCGATATATCTCTGTATTAGATAATGCAACAGGGGAATTGTTTGTCTGATTGAATGTGTAGTTATTAGTTACATTGGTACTAGATCCTTTTAGAGCGCGACCAGTTTTACCCCTTCCGCCGTTCTGCAATGCCGCTAAGGCTTTGCTAAGACCGCTACCTTTGCCAAACACACTTCCGGCTATTCCACTAGCTATAGAAGCTGCCAAACCAGCGCTAGTTCCAGCTGCAGAAGATCCTGTTGCTGTTGCCACTGTACCGGATACTATACTTGAAAGATTTGACGTATTTACATTAGCAGATAACGTAGGCATTCTTATCTTCGATAATACAGCGTTTACGGCATCTACTAAAGCTTGAGCAGCACTTACAGCTGAAGGTATTGCACCTTTTATTCCGTTAGCGAATGAATTACCGAGTGAAGTTCCTTTTGATCCGGCTTTTCCACTGCCTTTTCCAAATTCAGACAACGCTTTATTGACTACAGCTTTACAAGAGGCTTCTACAGTTGACAATACTGATGAAGATGAGAGTCCGATAGCAAAGCGCGTACCCATAGATTCTCCAGCAGATTTAAAAGCTTTCTTGAAGTTTGTCTCTACGTAATTCGTGAAAGTAGAGCAAGCGTTCTTAGCAGATTTCTTTGCTGACTTTGCAACGCTGTCTGCAGTAGAGTCAATTCCAGCTTTAAATTGTCCTCCAGCTTTCTTGCCAGAAGACTTAAATGACATATTTGTGTTAAGTGCTTCGCCAAATGACTTAGCAACTGCATTAACTGTCTTTGTCGCTGCAGACCCTTTTAGATTTCTAGATGATCCTTTCTTAGAAGAGGTGGCTTTACCGGTAGCGGCATCAATCATTCCTTGATACATAGAATTAACAGCTCCTAAACCTGCTTCTTTGTATGAGTCTGATACTTCTTTAGAAACTTCTTCGTTCATAGACAGTGTGTCTTTGTAATACTGATTTATCTGTTTCTTTTCTTCAGGCGTCATTTGAAAATACGCGTCAACAATATCTGCGCCATCTAATCCTTTGTTGATTAACTCTTGAAGTAATCTAGGATCTAGATCTTTCGATAGCACTACAATTTCGTCTCGCCATTTCTTAACAGATTCCATATTATCTTTTGCCTGCTGTAATATCTGATCTTTAGTCATTTGCGTCTTCTCTTTGAATACTGCATTTGTTCGTTCAATCTGATCAGCCGTAGCAAGTCTGAATCCTTCGATATATGGTATTGCTTGTGTTCCTAGACTTTTAAGATAGTCAAGGAGCCCATCTGCGAAATTCATCTTTCGTAGTTCCTCGATACCTTCGATAACTCTCTTTTCAGCATTAACCTGAGACCACATACGGTCTATGATGGTATCATTGCCAAGATCATTAACGACTTCTTCATATCTGGTAAAGTAATCCGTAGAACTTGAAATATCAAAGTTTGCGAATGATGTAAAACTGTCAAGGCTGCTCTTTACAGATTCTGCCATAGACTTAGCAGTATCTTCGATTTTCTTCTTCGCATCATCCCAATCATTATTAATTTTCTTGAGATTCTTCTCCATTTCTTTGGCTGCTTCTGAAACAGCATTAGGGATTTCTTTTACGTCCTTCTTAACCTCTTTCGCAGTTTTCTTTACATTCTTCTTAGCCTTCTTCTTAGCTGCCTCTTTTTCCTTCTTTAAAGCAAACGACTTAATAATATCATTAGCTCCAGACTTTTGAAGTTTAAGATTCTTAACGTATACATTGTTGATTTCTTTACGCTCTTCGTCTGAAAACGTTAGCATCTCTAATACTTTACTAAGATTTCCAGGTCCTTCATCAACCAATTCCTGAACAAGGCGAATATCCCAACCTTGGTTGAGCATCTTCTTTATGGAATTCTTCCATTTAACAGCATCTTGATAGGTTTTCTTATAAGAAGCAATAATGTCTTCTTTGCTTTGTTTACTGGCTTCTGCATAAGCTGTATTCGCTCTATCGATTTCTTCTTTCGAAGCATTAGCGAATAGCTTAATGTACGCATAACCAGACTCACCCATACCTTTAAGAGTGTCGATAAGTCCCTTGCTAAGTCCCTTCTTTGCCGCCTGCGCAAGATTATCTTTCATTTCCTGATAACCTTCAACCTGACTTTCCATGTTCTTAAGAACAGTACTCATTTCGTCGTCCATAGAATCAGAGAACTCTGAGAATATATTTCTAGAGTTATCGAATGCAATATTCGTAAACTTAGTATATTCTTTTATTGAATTAATGATGTTGTTTCTATATTCTTTGAACGTTGAGTTAATGTTAGATTGTATGCTTTTCTGATCTTCTTTCAGCTGTTTTACAGCATTTTTGATTGCTGTGTTATTTTCCTTAATGGCTGAATTAAGATTCTTTTTATTAAGCTTCTTACCTGATGCGCTAAGGCCCTTCTTCAAACGATCCTGTGTTTTAAGAAGCTTCTTCAAAGCTGCTTCGTGCTGTTTAACGGACTTTGTATCTTCTTTATACTGATCTGATTCCTTATACAGGGCAATAACAAAATTCTTGATAGTTTTTTCGGCAGTTTTAGTAGCTTTACTAAGTGTCTTAAGCTTAGGTGTTGTCTTAAGCAGCTCTTTTCCTAAACTCTTAGAAATTTTAGTAATCGTCTCATACGGAGTTTTATTGAATGAGCTTACAGCCTTATCGAAAGTCTTTCCAAACTGATAAGCGACCTTAATGATTTTGGTCATCTTTATCTTTGCTTTCTTACTGTTCTTTTTAGACTTACTTGCGATCTTCTTAGAAGTTGCATCGTATGCGCTAGTTACGCCAGCTCCAGTTTTGTTAGCATTTTTTATAATATCTTTTGTCGTTTTATCCATTTGATCAGAGAATGTACTGTTACCGGAATTAAGAATACCATTTACAGTGTTCATGATCTTGTCGACATCAGAATTTCCAACTGATTTATTAATCGATTTCTTTATCCCCTTAACGTATCCGCTAACTGCTTTTTCTGCTTTCTTAGCGCCATCCTTTATACCTTTTCCTGCGCCTAGCAAAGCCCCTCTTCCAGCGTCGATACCTGCAAGTTCAATGTCTCCAGCTGTTGATTTAACACCTTTAACAAAACCTTCTCCAGCATAAACACCAACTTTATTGGTTTTCTTGGAAGGGGAATGCTCGTCAAGAGATTTCTTGCTCTTCATGCCCTTAAGTAATTGATTTCCTAAGGAAACGCCAGTAGAGTATACATCCGAACTCTTGTTCTTCGCCCCGCTCATAAATCCTATAGCCGCGTTAGCTCCAGCTGTACTAAAATCTTTAGAATTAGATCTCATGCCGCTAGCAAGATTCTTAGCTAATGACGAACCTGCATCTTTGAATTTTGAATTGTAATCCTTGAATGTGCTATTAGCGGTACTAAGAGCGCTATTTACCACTGAATTAAATCCATCGGTAGTATCTGTATCCGATTTAAATGCATCAGTGACGTATTTCAAGAACTTCTTAGCTACGCTTGATGACGGAGACTTCATATCTTCGCTGTTATTTTTCATTCCAGTGGAAATCCACCCAACAACCTTAGAGCCAACCTTTTCAAAGTCCCCCGATTTTGATTCAAATCCATTCTGTACGGATTTTAGAGAAGTCTTACCCAAAGCCTTAAATGCTTTGTTCATATCCTTGACTTTCTTGTCCAGTCCACCCTTAACACCGTTCAGAGAATTGATGAAATCGGACAATTGCTTAGCGATAGTTCCTGCGTTAGATGTATCAGCTCCTTTTATTGTAGTTGAAAAGCTGACAAAACTCTCACCAAATGATACAAGGTTCTTTCCGAACTTCTTTAAGCTCTCCTTGTTTCCACCAAAGAGTATGCTTTTAGCAGATGTCGCTTCTGGAAGGTCATCGTTCAACTTCGCAACAGATGTAGCAGCAGCCGATGTAGCTGTTATAGTTGAGGTATCGATTCCGGATACTGTTTTAGAGTATTTAGCAAATGATTTACCAAATGAGACCATACTCTTACCGAAAGTCCCTAAGTCCTGAGAACCTCCGACAAACCATTCTTTCATGCCATCCAAACTCGGTATTGTTCCAGCTAATTTTGTAATTGTCATTGCTGCTGATGACGTTGCCTTTATCGATTCAATATCAACTTTAGATACAGTGTCAGAGTATTTAGCAAATGATTTACCAAATGAGACCATACTCTTACCGAAAGTTCCCAAATCTTCAGAGCCACCAACAAACCATTCTTTCATGCCGTCCAAACTAGGAATGGAGTTGGCAAATTCTGTTATTGTCATTGCTGCCGCAGATGTTGCTTTTACGGTTTCTGTATTAACGCCGGCCACTAGACTAGAATAAGTAGCAAATGCTGCTCCAAACGGTATAAGAGATAAACCGAATAAAGTTAAACTTTTAGATCCTGTTAATAGCTGTTTTAATCCACCAGCTTCAGGTATAGCATTTGCTAAATCAGTCAATGTTTGTGCCGCAGAAGATGTTCCTTTGATTACCCCAGGATTTATGTTAGCAACTTCCGTAGCATATGTCGCAAATGCTTTTCCAAAAGGAATTAAAGAATTTCCAAAAGTGGCCAAGTCTTTTGTTCCTGTCAATAACTGTGCTAATCCACCAGCCGCTGGTATAGCTTTAGCTAAGTCAACTAACGTTTTAGCTGCTATAGCAGTACCTTTAACCGTCGCTGGATTAACATTCGCTACTTGATCTCCGTACGCTTTCATACCAGCGCCAAGATACAGTAACTGATAAGCAAATTTCTTAATTGGATCTTGGCCAAGGTTAATAAATGTTGAGATAGCATTCACAATCTCAGCTCCAGCTATTTTGACAATGCATCCTGCTAGTACAGACATAGACGATCCTATCTCTGGTTTGACTTTGCCCATCGTAGCCAAGAATGGCTGCAGTTTCTTTGCAAAGTCCGATAAGTTAGTAGCTATTTGCGGTAGTCCATCTGTGATTCCCTGGCCAACACCGGATATAATTCCGCCGACTAACTTTCCTAAGCCTTCACCTAGAAGTTCCATTATCTGAACTCCACCATTCATGAAATCCTGGAATCCAGGTATCTTATTAAGACCTCCTAGTACGGCTATAATTGCTGCGAGTCCAGCAACAAATATTGAGAAACTTCCTAGCGCATTTATAGCTCCAGCAATAGGCACATTTTGAAGTATCAGCATAGAAGCTGATATAGATAACAGAACCATGCTTAATCCTGCAGAGGCTGCCAACGATCGTTTCCAATCCAATTGAGCCACTAACCAAATAACACCAGCTATCTCCAAAAGAACTGCATCAGCTAAAAGAACACTAGCGCGCACCTTTTCAACTCCAGAGAATCCTTTTAAGCATAATGTAAACACGCCTAAAAGTAATGATATAGCTGCTGATCCAGCCATAACTCCAGTTGGATCTAGCTGGGCCAATAAAGCAATAACACCAGCTATTTCGCCAACAACCAAAGCAGCGACTATTACTGACTTCTTAGCATCAATGGATACATCTCCGGCTTTTATCATAGCGGACATACATAAGATTATGGAATCCACAGCTGCAGTTGCCCCGGCCATTTTTGATTGATCTAGACCAGATAATACGGCAATAGCTGCAGTCAATATCAATATAGATCCAGCAACCGTTACCATCATTACACCAGCTCTAGCAGCATATTGACCAGCTTTAGCCGAAGCTTTTATTAAAGTACCAATAGGAATCATTAAAGCTATCAGATCAGCTATACATTTTGCAGTTGTCTTAAGGTCATACCTTTGAAGCTTTTCGAATGCTTTTAATAAAACATGCAAACTAACTGTAAAACTAAGGAGCAGAACCCCTGCTTTTGCAGCATTTGGTCCGGCTTTAGCAGCTGCTTTAAATAACAGCATCATGGTTCCAAATACCACTGCGAATTGTTTCCATCCTTTTTTCATGGAACTAAAGTCCATTTTGGAAATTTTAGACATCGCTTTTGCTAATCCGTATATAGCCACTACAGAAGACAGCAATGTAATAGCTCCTCTAGTGCCACCTAGAGAATTTGCTTTTCCAACTGCGATCATAAGTACTGATAATGATCCAACGGCTAATACCAATGCCCCAATTGTACTTCCAGCATCATTTATATCGTACCCTGACAATTGTTTAATGGCTTTAACCATAAGTAGTAACGAAGCTGCTAATGCTACGATTTGAAGGGCTCCAGCAGATGCTAATTTGGCGTTAGCGCCCATTGTATATTTAGTTAATGCCCCCGAGCATATAGTAATTACTCCAACTAGACCAGTTATTACTCCAATGTTAATAGCCATAGACTTATTGATGGTCACATTTTGAAGTTTTTCTAATGCTATCGTCATTAGTAAAATACTTCCAGCGATAGAAATTACCATTGCTGAAACGCCGGAGAATCCTTTTGCTAACTTTTCTGTGGAAATAGATCCAATTGTATAAGCAAATGCTGCCAATGCTGTGCCTAATATACCTATTAAAACAACAGCTCCTTCTACACGATCCTGAGGTAGCATGGTAAGTAAAGCTATAGACCCAACCAATATAGCGATTGCTTTCGCTATCTTAATAACTATATCAGCTTTGATCGAGTCTTGCCAGGTTTTAAGTGTTAAAGCTCCCTGGTTCATAAGCTTAATAAAACTATTACCAATCGCTGCTGGCAAGGCAAATAAACCACCGAACCTGTCGGTAAGCACTGATAATAACTTGGAGAGATTATAAAGGGCCTTTACAGAAACCCCTCCTAACAATATGGTTAAGATGTTAGCTGTATTAACCTTTCCAGATTTATCTTCAACGAAAGAAAATACACCATTAAATGTATCAATCATCGTTTTCTTAAATCCGTCTGCCTGATCAGTCCAACCTTTAAAATATCCTGTTATCTTAGACCTAAGAGAATATAATTTCGAAGTAAAAGAATCTATCGAATCTCCTGCTCCACCAAAACTCTCTTTGGCAACCGCTCCTATTCCAAGGATAGTACTGAGTAAAGCTTTGAAATCTATATGCCCAACTTCTTTACAATGATAGATAAACTCATCAATCAGTTTTCCTGCATTTTCGCCAAAGTCTTTTATATCTGGCCACAGTGTTTTAACTATTAATTCGTCTAACAGTTTTATTACTTCCTGTGTACCTTTCCAATTCCATATCGCTTTTGCGAAATACTCAATGTTTTTGATTGAAAACGCTATTGCTGATGATATCAGATTAACGCCTTTGGCCACTACATCAGATACCTTCGCAAACTTGTCAAATTGAACGATTCCATCACCTAGAACTGCAGTAAGATCAAGTACACTATTTACAGATACTCCCAATAATTTAGAAATAATCTGTAAAGAGATTTTAAGTCCTACGCCAAGAACATTTTTAACAATTTTTACAATTGTAAACAGACCCTTTAAAGTTCGATATAATTTATCGACTTTATCCCTAGACATTATCAGTTTCTTAGTAAAGACTTCGAATGCATCAGTTATACTCTTTATTTCTTTTGCATTCTTTTCTGGGAATATAGCCCTATAAGCAACTCTAAAGGTATCTAATATCCCTACCGCAGCTGCCATTACATTAACAAATGAACGCATTAAAGAATTTCGTCCACCCATTTTCTTCCAAGCATCTAGAGTAGCATTCTTAGCGGCAAATGTTTTTACGATGTAGTTACCGATTATATTGTCTAAGAAGCCCCAAAGTTTTTTAGATTCTTCGAAGTTACCAAATATCGTTTCCCATGTATGTTCCCATCCAGAACCGATAGCTTCTTTCCAAGCTGCGAACATCTGCCCAGCATCTTTAAATTCTGAAGCCGCAGCATATGCTTTTTGACCAAGTTCTGTTGTTTCATCGGTATATTTGCTAAGCGTCTGAACAAGAACATCGGTAGTCATCCACTGATACTGAAGGTTATCATTCCAGTTCTTTGTAGCATTAAATGCGTCGGATGTAGCTCCTTTAGCATTCGTAGTTGTTGTATAATAGTCCTCGCCTTTTTTGACGACTGTACCTAGAGCAACGGCAGTATCAAGCAAGTTCTGTTTGAAATCCATTGTTGCCATATTAGCAACTTCAATTGATTTCCAGTCGATAAGCTTTACGTATCCGGCTGATAATGCCTGAGCAAAGTTATACATTGCGTGGGATGCCTGTTCTGCATTTGCACCAGAAATTGCCGCTTCGTTCGATACACCCTTAATTGCCGCAACTGCATCTTTCAAACCTACACCGGCATTTGTAAATTTTCCAATATTTGCAGTCATGTCTGAGAACGAATAAATAGTTCTATCCGAGTACGTATTAAGTTCGTCAAGATACTTATTTACCGTAGACAAACTTTCTCCAGTGGACATAATAATTGTCTGAATAGAGTTCATCTTTAATTTATATTCGTTCCAACCATCAGACATACCATCAAAAGCTAAAGCCGATACTATTTTTTTGCCTGCGTCAACAGCTGCATTTGTAAGTCGATTCAACACACTCATAACTACGGTATCCATAGCTGAGAATTTGACTTGAACTGCTTCTACCGCTCTGCCCATTCCGTCCATGTTGAACTTTTTAGTCTCATTTTGAAATTTAGCAAGACTCTTTCCAGACTCACTAAAGTCGATGCTTTTCTTAAGAGCTTCTATAGATTTTTGACTTTGACGAATTTTTTTCTCGAATTGTCCATTCTCAAATTGCATTCGAACAACGTCGTCTTCAACAACTTTACCCATTATCCAGTGACCTCCTTCCAAGCATCTTTAGCTAGCCTATCAAATACCGGTTTTAAAGCCGGGTTAATATAGTCAACCCCCTGAACATATCCACCATTTCTAGTTCCATGTCCATATTGTAGAATAATAGCTATATTCACATGGTTCACTACATTAGAATTTTTAAACACTAAACTTATAGATCCGTTATCGCGCACTATTTCATAATACCACGATGCAGCTGTTACTCCGGTATCAACAGGAGTTGCAGCCTTGAGGGCGGCTACGCCTTCACGTCCGTACTTATTTAATATACCGACGTTAACGCCTTCCAAAAGCTTTTCGAAATAATTATCGAGCTTTTTAAAATTGCCCTCAAGTTTGCATTTGATCATGTCATTCTCCTTTATTACACTAATTCAGAAATTTCTACAAATCCTGTATACTTCTTTCCCTTAATAGTTACTATGCACAGTAACCATACCGACTTTTTGTACTTGTTGAAATATCCGTAGCACTCAACCTTTCTTCCAGCAGGAATCTCAACCATTAGCTTTTTGTTCCATCCGGCATCAATACGCATAGGTGTTTTATTAGAAGTTTTATAAGCCTTCTTATAAGAATCACTCACATAAGCTGCCGAACATGTAGTAGTAGCCAGACCACACGGAGTGTTGATTACTGCGTTTACTTCTTTTGTAACCGCTGTAACATTGTAATGCTTTGCTTTAAGATTCGATTTGTAATCTTCTCCCCATTGACCAGCAATCACTTCTCTTGCTACTGTTTTAATATCTTTACCAGCATGGCGATGGGTGCTAGTGCTAATCTTTGGCTGATCCACATCATATTTCGGTGTGATAAATCCTCTTATGAATTTGCCATTGATGCTTACCGTTCTCTTCTTAACAGAATCTTTATAATTACCTTCTGTTACGACAAAGTAGCCTTCATTCCTGTTAACATAGGTAACCATTCCCACATGCTTTGGTGTTCCTTTGTTGTCTCCAACTCCATTATCCTTCCAATCGTAAAGACAAGCATCTCCAATTTTAGGGATGTAACCATCATTCTCTTTCCAGCAACCAATTTTCTGAGCCCTTCTAATAAGATAATAACAGCTGCACTCAACTGGCATGATATCAGTATATCCAAGGGCAATTGCTACTGCAGACCAAGTTGTAGCACACCACGCCATTCCAGGTTTCATAGTAACACCTCTTGGTTTCGTTTTCTGTTTGTTGTAAATATCAAGAATGGATTTATAAGATCCATCTTTTTCGTTTTTGCCAACCCAAGAATTAATAAGGTTAACAGCCGCTTTTCGTGTTCTGGCCATATTATCACCCCTTTGTATGTAATTCTTTTTTTCTTCGTTCATTTTCTTTCTTTTGCCATCTACGGATTTCTTCATTGGTCATTTTCTTAGGAGGATTTGTTTTTACCGCGTACAACTCTATGAGCATAAAAACGCGTCTAATATTCCATTTCTCACAGGGATCAAATGGTATTCTAGCCATAGCTAAGTAAGCATATATTAGCTCGCTTGTTAATGTCTCCGGTTTCCCTTTATCGTCATCACCAATTGTAAAAACCCTAGATGCTGTAGCTGGGTCATCGATATAGTCAATTATTTTTTTAAGTAAACTATCATCAAGTCGCTTAAAAAACTCAACCTTATCAAAAGACCCAACTATCATACAGTACATATAATCAAGAAACTCTTCGTCGGTTAGAGTTCCCTCATCCATAGATTTCAATAATGGTTTATGCCATACTTGCTCCCATTTTGAAATTGCTATTAGGGAATGCTCGAGCTTAATCTTAGTAGGTTTTACAACCTTCCCAAAAGTTTGAGTTTCTTGATCAAACGGCTCATATCCAGGAAGAATTAATTCGAGCATTATTATCTCCTTAGTTTGCTTCTTTCACAGCGTCATCTGTAGCAGCTACAGATCCTGCTACTTCTGCCATTGCTGCTGAAATCGCCTTTCTCTGAGCATCGCTTAATGTAGCATCGTCATAGACTCCAGATTCTGCTGCTTTCTTGATCTTGTCATTTACTTCGTCAGGCATGATATTAAGCAGAAACTCGGAAGCTTTTGCTTCATCCATACAAATTTCCATAAAGAACTTGTCATATGCTGCAGTAGCCTTGAACTCTGCCAGTGCTTCAGGAGTCTTTGTAAATGTACGGCCGTCAAGAGATTTGATTCCGTAAGATGCATCAATAATCTTCTCAAAAAGATTCATGATATCCGGCTGAGACTGTTTCTGCACCATAAGGCTCATATATGATGTTAAGCCCCCGTTAAGGCTTGTTTCCAATTTTAAAATTTCACTCTGAGTAAGATTGAAGTAGAAATCTTCAGATCTCTCATTTCCGTCAAAGTCCTTGTAATTAATAGTTTTGATAAACATAATTTAGTCTCCTTTCATTCTTAAAAATCCCAGTCTGCATATTTCAGCAGACTAGGAAAAACTTTATTCTGTTTTAAGTGTTACACCTGTAAGTAAGTATTCTTTTGTTTCTGTCGCGCCTTTGTTAGTTGCTTTAATCAATATGGACTGCTTATTAGTGTCCTTGATCTTAAGAACTGCCTGATGATCAGACTGGAGAAGTTTAGATGGGCCAGATGTTCCATTTTTAACTTCAACCGTTAATGATTCAGGGAAACCACTCTTTGGAGCAATGTCAAGAGCGATGTAATTACCACTCTGTTCGTCGACTTTACTGCTGAATCCAGTATAGCCCGTCACATAGTTAAGAGTACCAGAAATTACTCCAGTACTCTCATTCACCTTGATATTTGACTGAAGGTCAGCTGCCTTCTTGCCAAACAGGTCGTCGTCTTCTCCTATAATAGGAGTTGCAGAGACGTCCAGTGACGGGTCAGTTATTTTAAAAGTTTAATGATCTCATCTGGAAGAAGCAATTTAGCTTCTGTATCTTCTGTTCCATACAAAGCATCCTCGATCTTCTTCATCTTGGTAGCTTCGACCTTTGTAGAATCGATCTCGAGGTGCGCTGTTGGCTTAAAGCCATCAACTGTAACTGGTGTTGTTGAAAGCTCCCAGCTAAATGAAATTGCCTCTGGAGAATCATTTACTGACTGGAAACCTTTCTCTGATGGAGAAGCCTTAGCTCCGTAAATGATGTGAATCTTGTAACCATAATCATTGCTCTTGACATCGTTGCCAATCAACGTGCGATAAGAGAAACCAAATGTATCTCTATTCTGCTGACCAATAGTAACTCCTTTGCTAATCTCAGCTGTTCCATTGCATCTTTCGAATGCTTCTGGATAAGTGTAAGCTTCAATTGTAGCTCCAAACTCCTCTGCTGACATAAGGCTAAGATACTTCATGTTATCAGCATATACAGCAGATGCTTCTGCTCCGGATGGAGATTCTGTAACTGCAGTGAGACCGTTCCATGCAGAACCAGCGCCATATTCACCATCAACAACTGGATAAATAACGCCATGATCCACACCGGTCTCGTACTTACGTTCTCCGGTTTTGTCCCATGTTAATTTAGACATGTTTTTCCTCCTTTAAAATATAATTACAAAGACCGAATGATACAGTCCATCCGATAAGTAAGATCTGTTAAATCTTGCCGTGGGTATTTCCACTATCTTATCGACTAATGTGTTATCCGGGTCTTTAGTTACCACTTCTACTGAGTATTCTTTATCAATACTATAATTCTTGTTATCTGCCGATCTAATATTGTAATCATCGACAGAGTATATTACTGCCGGGTATTTGATGTTCTTTATAACTTTTTGCCCAGCACCGGATACATTGGAAGGTGGCTGGAAATATACATTGGCGCCCTTCCCAACAATATCTTTTAAATATCTATCGAAATCAAGTCTCGTCCTCATTCCACAGCTCTCCCAATGTTATAATAAGTCTAGGGGACTGTGAAGCATCAACTTCTGTTGCCTTCCACTTAGCCCCCATAAACTCAACCCATCGCATGTCAACGAAATGGTCGCGTATATAGGCATCACCGATAACACTTATCTGATTAGAGATTGAAATGTTACTATTGATCTGCTGCGAATCCTGAAGACGTCTCGTATTACGAAGAATATCTCCTCGATAGATACGTTCCGTTATTTGCTCAGTCCAAACTGATTGAGCTACTTCTACTTGCTCAGCAAAGCCGATCTTGCCGTACCATCTATTCACGATCATTTCCTCCCATTTTGATTAGTTGCCGCTCTGACCAGCTACCTTACTAAGGTCTGCCGTTGCAATCTTTGTCTCGATAGCAATAGCTGATAATGGTTTGATCAGTGCTCCAGAGATACGTGTCTCGATAAGGTACTTCTGAGCGTTGTAGTCAATGTCGAAATCGTCGAACATATTGATAGCGCCGCCCTTGTCCGCACCAATGTTGTAGTCCTGCAGGTTTACAATGATACCCTGAAGAGCCAGTGTATCAGTCTTGTCTACACGTGTGAGACCTTCCATAACCGGAACAGAAACAATCTTGGATACACGGCATGCTGTAGCCAGCTTCTCAATGTTGTCGTAGATGATACGTCCGTTCTTATCCTTCAGCAGTAAGCACTCTGTAATGATTGACTCTGGAGCGAACAGTTTTGGATTACCCGAACCCTTGTACTCGATACGTGCTCTTACGCAGGCCTCGATAAATGCTGTAGCCTTCTCAGCTGCGGTTGTTTCTTTCGTGATTGCAATAGGATACTTGATTGTGTAGAGATCAGCATCTTTCCAGATAGGACGAATGTTGTCCTCTTTGATGTGATCATCGCTGGATGTAAGACGTCCATCACCAACCAGGACTGCTCTTGCAATTTCCTCGTTCAGCATCATTCTCATTTCTGCTTTCAGCCAAACGATTACATCGAAATCTGTAATATCGATAACATCATCACGGTCAATCTTCTGCTTCTTGTAGATTGTCTGCGGAGTGGTTGTTCTCTTCAGTAATGAGAATACTTCCTCCTTCTTGAGCTTACCTTTGATATAACCTCTTGCCCGGGCTTCGTCCTCTCTCAGGTCTGCGAACGTAGACTTGATTCTTGAGAATGGTGTGTGGTGTACTCCATTCATTACTTCGGTTACCCATCCCTGATCTCTTGCAATGAAATCTGGCGGTGTGTTTAAATTTTTTGCATCCGGGAACAGGTACTCAATATTTGTAATACCATGAGCAAGGAATGATTCTTTCATAGAACCATATCTCTTACCGTCCTCGATAATCTCCTGCATTTCGCTGTGGGACAGAACATCTCTGTTGTCTGTATTGTTGCCTTCGAATAAGTTATGTGCAATTGCACCCATGTCGTCATCCTCCTCTTCATATTCTTCGGAATCGTCATCATCTTCGTCAGGATCTTCGATGCCGACGTCCTCGTTATCCTCTTCGTCAGGATCTTCGACGTCCTCGTCATCCTCGTCTTCATACTCTTCGTCCTCGTAATCATCGTTTTCGAGAGCGCTAGGGTCTTCCGCTAATGCACTTCCTACAGCTGCGTAGAAAGCATCTTGCTGTTCTGGCGTCATCGTATCGACGACATCCTGAATACTCTTGTTAGCCACTTCGTCTTCTCCTTCCTCATTAGAGTGCATAAGCTCAAGATACTCTCCTGAGTAAATATACGCCTCATAATCATCATTGTCGATTGTATCACCATGCGCTAAGGCAACATCTTCAATATATGCGCCTGGATTTGCTCCTGCAAGAACAAGACTAAGTTCCTTGATCTCGCCGTGCTGGACATACGGCCCACGCTGCTGAAGATGATTTGCCCAAATACTAAGCGAATCCATATCGCCGTGCTGAACAGCGTCCTTCGCAATTTTACCATTATCAGACTCATTGAAATATCCATATGCGTAAACACCATCTTTTTTGCATTCCATATAAGCATGCCCAAGCACACTGTTAATGCTGCTGTGATCGTGGTTATACACTAACGGAACTTTAGCACCGTCGATATCATCGAAAGCACCATGCTGAATAATCCTTCCATCGGCGCAAAGAATACCAAACTTTGTAGCCCAGCCCTTAAAGTCGCAATCAGCATACTTTGAGCGTTTAGCTCCCATTTTGAATTCCTCCTTTACTTATTGTTCTTCTGTTTCCTCGTCAGCAGAATCTGTATTATACATCTGATCCAATTCAGCATTAGACGCTGAAATATTGTTGTTCGTCAACATGTCTGCCTTCGGATCATCTACTGGCCTTAAACCAATTACTTGACGGAACTCATTGGATGTCATGATACAGTTTCTTGTGAACTTGTCAGCGAGCTCTGCAAGATTTGTAGTAGATACCAGTTTGAATGGGTCCCTGAAATATTTAATGGCATGCCCTTGTGTGCGTGCTGTCTTTGTTAAGAACTTTCTGTTCATTTCATCAACAACCGCAGCGAGTATCGGTTCGATTATACGATTGTAATAATTGTTCATCGTATTCTCGTCTGCTGTACCATTAAGAATCTCCATTGTCATTCCTAACTGAGAGAATAACAAATTGGTGAAGTACTCAACCTGTTTAAGCAGATTGTTTTCAATCGAACGATTAAGCTGAGTGACATGCTCGGTTGAGTCTATGTAAGCGACTCCATATTCAGAGCTTGCCAATTGTTCAGTAAGCTCTTTACGACGTTCTCTAGCCTGAGCTTTTTTTGTTTCAGACTTGATTGTGTACGGTAACTGAATAATCAAATCAAGTTTGTCAGAACCACTTCGATCATCTATGAAATCGAGAATCGACAGTTTCCGTTTAAGTCGATGAGCTGTCGAATTCTGTTCATTCATGATTGCATAAAATGGATTCTCAACTATCGCTACTGTTTTCTTTGGTAGATCGAGTTCCTCGAATTGTCCAGTATGATCATTGTATATTCGCACTCTGACAGCGCGAGGATACCAATTGATTATCTTAGCTGTACGCATCGATTGAATATCATAAACGTTTCCATGTACAGGGTCCATAGTCGTATCGACAGGAACTATAGCCACACATCCTTCGTCAAGAAGTTTCAGTACAATATCCTGTTTAAATGCACGAGATGTCTGATCGATATTAGCTTCTGTTGTAAGACAATAGTTAAGCCCATCTTCCACATTATCCGTAAACCTTTTATTATCATCCAACATAACATGCTCTATATCGACTGCAGCAACGTCTGTTGACATCTTATTGTATATCGTTGTAATAATCGATCGTTCGTTTCCCATCGTCAGTCTAGGACGAGATGGGTTATCATAGCTAACTGCACCAAGACCAGTTCCATACGAATATGGTGTCGGATCTTTATTCATAAATGCATTCCAGCTATGCTTTAATCTGTTAATAAAACCCATATGCTATCTCCTTATTTAGTAAGGTAATTCAGATAAGCCTTTCCAGCTCTCTTTGCTCTGTTGAAAGTGTTACGTGCTTTTCTAACTTTCTTCTTTGCTGCTTTGTATGCTTTATTAGCATCTCTAGAAACACTGTTAATTTTCTTCTTTGCTGACTTGTATGCCTTATTGACATCTTTAGAAACACTGTTGTATTTCTTCTTAGCCGATGAAATGTATGGTCTAGCGTCATTACTCAGCTTCTGACCAGCTCTACTAAGCTTATACTCTGCTTTTGATTTAACTGAGTTTGCCTTGTTACGAACTTCTGCAGAAGTAACTGCACGGTCTCTAGCAGTTGACGTAGCTTTTCTGGCTGTCTTGTAAGCACCAGTCTTCTTAACATCTCTAGCAAGTTTCTGTCCAGCTCGGGTAATCTTATACTCGCCTTTAGAAACTACTGATCTTGCTTTTGCTCTTGCGGCATTTGCTGTAGGTGACTTGGCTGCCTTACTTACAAGATATCTTGTAGCTGCCATTTTGGCTGCAGCATCCCTAGTAGCTACTTTTGTAGCAAACTTAGCAGCTTTCTTGACTTTCGTCGATGGAGCATTCTGTTTTTTGACGTTAGCTGCAATTTGCTTCATCTGCCTATCCTGTTTCTTCTTAAGCATATCAGCATTTTTCTTAGCTACGGTATGTGCATTCATTGCTCTTACACGTTTTTGAAAATCCTTTTCATGCTGAGCCTTCTGTGCCTGGATTGCATCGGTAGGTCCCTTGTAAAGGTTAGCTTTCTTACGCCGTTCCATTTCTACATGCTTTTTCTGCTGAACAGGCCCCTGCTTTACCCAAGAAGTAGGTGTGCCAGTTTCACTAACCTGCTTATCTTTAAAAGCATAATGCTTCTGAGCCTTCTGTGCACGCATTGCAGATGTCGGACCTTTATATGGCGCAGATGATTTTTTTACATCTTCTGGGTAAACGTACTTACCATTTTTTATGTACAAGTATTTGTGCTTTTTCCAGCTATGCTTGAGAACAGTGTTACCATCCTCGTCTGTGGCTTTATAATATACGGAATCGCTCATATTACCATCCTTTCTGTTTCTTTCTAAGTTTTTGAACGTATTGCTTTCCACGTATGGAAGCTAACTCAGTATCCACTGTTTTCTTCTTTTCTGCAGTTTTTGTTGTTCGCCGTTTGATAGATTCTGCTTTCTTGGTATACTTAGCTGCTTTCTTTCCATAACGATTTGCTTTCTTTCTAGCTCGTTCAGCTTTTTGAAGATTACCAGTGTATCCTATATCCGTAAGAGCATGATCACGCTTAATACGTTTTGCCTCTTCTTTTTCTTTGAACTTAACTCGTTTGGCCATAGCTTCCGAAGCTTTTTGTTCATAATTCGAGATACGAGATTTTGTCTTCGCAGAGTTTTGTTTCTTCATTTGAGAGGCAAGCCGATTGGATTTTGATTCGAGGTGTGACGCTCTTCTTCCGGAATGCTGGTACGGTTCTTTTCCTGATCCATACTTATAACGACCAGATCTTCTTGGCAAACCGTAATGCTCAAGATGGAGACCATCTAAGTCTGAATGAACTAGTGATATTGTTCCATCCTCATTCTTTACTTTTACGTACATAGCCATTACTCCTATTCAAATGCGTCTTTGTTTACTTTATAAGCAACAAATGCATCCATCAATGCTGATACATTATCGATTTTGTCTTCGTAACGTTTCTTGTACAGCTTTCTGTTTCCGTTTGTATCTTCCAATGTTATACAATGACCCATACAGAAACTCATCAAAGATTCGTCGAATATCAACATTCTCATTTCTGATAGTTTCTTAATTTCTCCGAGAGGAACTGTTTCAGTTCTAACACCCTGCGGAACTTTCTCAATACCAAATGATCCATTCTCCTGAGCCCATCTTTCAATAAACTCTTTGGCATTATACGGATCGTATCCTAACGAGCAAACATCGTATTGTGAATCTATTATGAATTTGTCTAGATCTTCATATACGTCTTGCACATTAATGATACTTCCTTCCATAACAATAAGAGTACCTTCATCGATAAACTCTTGGTACTTTTGTCTCATTGCTAAGTTCAACTTACTAAGTGTAAGTGTAGTTATGTAACTTCTAACTTTAACGCCAAACATTCCATTTCGCAATGGGAATAAGAATGTAAATGCACAGAAGTCATCACCTTGGGAAAGGTCTGCTCCCATCGAACACTGCATTTTCCAAAAGCTTCTGCGATGATGTGGAAGCGTTTCTTCGTATGAGAAGAAATATGTGTATCCCTCCATAGGAATTCCGAAACGTTTTGCCAGAATATCATTTCTTGTAGCAGGTGCTTTCTCAGCTCGTTCAACATCTTGCTGGATTGTCTCATAGCTGACTGTGATCGGTAGGTTAGGATTAGCCTTAGGCCACATGTCCGGGTCTCCAACTTCATCCACGCTATCAAGCCTGTAATACCAAATACTAGTGTGCCAGTTCTGGTATTCACCTTTGAGAATATCCATCAGTTCCATTTTGATGGCATCTCCACATCCATTACGGACGGTACCTTCCGAACTTACAGCTAAGATTACATATCCATCTATTTTGGCTGCACCCTGCTCAATAGCACCAATTGGATCTTCTCTCAATTCACCTGAGAGCCACTCATCAACTGTTGCTACCTTTACTCGTAATCCCTGAAGCTTGTTAATACTCAGGGGTCTTATCTCTAGTAACGAATCTGTAAGAAAGTTCTGTATACCCTTTTTGGTACATGCAAGCTTAACGCGGTTCGCTTTGGAACCGGTAGTATTTTGAATAGAGCCTTCTGTCAAGAATTTGAACATAGGTCCTCTCGATCTTGCTATGGCAGTGCTAATTGCACTTGTAACCTCTTCAGCCTGTTTCATTGTTGGGGCTGTTGTGATCTGATGTGTCGTTGTTGTATCGACTGTCAGAAAATAAGCTTGCACTAAACTCTCGTATAACGATTTTGCATTACTTCGAGAAATAATAAGATACTGTTTGTTGACAAGGCGCTTTTTGACTGATTTCCTTACGAAATGTCCGCCTCGTCCAGAAGCATTTGGTTCGTATACGGTTTTCTCAACGTAATAGAACCAACCAAATAATTGCTCTCCCCAAAGTTTAAACGTATCCAACAGTTCCAAGTCGGACCCGTCGGTCAAGACCATTTCGGATTCACAGAAAGCAATCCAACCTTCTACAGCATTGTCATCATAGTATACACCGGGGTTAGCTATCAGCCAATCAATACGGTTCATCTCCATAGAGATCTCCCTGTTAACAGGGATCTCGCCATCCAGAACTTTATCTCGGAACTCCCCGTAGTACCTAGGCGTTGCCGTATTGCTTAGCATTTACATCACCTACTTCTTTTTCTTTTTCGTGCTCTTTGTTTCAGCTTTAACTGCTTCATTGATCATCTTCTGAGCGGCAGCATTGAGTTTACCCTTGATATAAACTTTTCCTTGTTCTTTCACAACTTCTGTAACTGCAGGAACAATAATATCTTTCATAGCTTTATCAACTAACTTCTTTGGCAACGGCTGCTTTTGTGGATGATTTTTAAGATATGTAGCTTCCATACTATCTCTAGTATTTATTCGTCTAAGCTCTTCATCGGATAAAGTTTTTACATATGCTTTTTCATTTCTGTATTTGTTTTTTTGTTTCTTTTTCTCAAGCTGGACTGCTTTAGTTCTTTCTCTTCGTTTATAATTTTGTTTTTCAGCCCCACTCTTTTTAGAAAAGCTTTTTATAAACTTCTCACCAGCTTTAGCCGATGATCCAAGACTTTGATACGGATCTTTCCCAGATCCCCATTTGTATCTTCCGGATCGTCTTGGCAATCCGTAGTGTTCCAGATGATCGTTTAAGAGTTCTTGATTATCGACTAAGAAATCTCGAACGTCATCCGCTGAGTAATTAGCCATCGTCGCTCTTTCCTTTCTCGTCATCTTCTGAAATAGGATAGTAAAGCATGTACAATCTCCATTCCATTTCCCTAAGTTGCTCTTTCAAACTGTCCATTAACGAACCACTTGTCGGCGGATCAAATAACAGACGAGTTTTAATATACACGTAATCTTTTATCAAACTTAACTTTTGGGTATCCTCTTCAAATTCGCTCCAGACATTGTCTACCCCTGTAATTCTGTATCCTTCTTTTGGTCCAACTCCCAAATGAGTAAGGGTTGCAAATGCTGAATTGATGTGAATCGTTAAATCCAAGTCAAACTGCTCGAAGTCATCAGGACATCCAACAAGCTGCTTGATAGTTTTAAGAATGCTCTGTTCCATTGAATTCCTCCTCAATGTTTCCAAGGGCATGTGTCGTTTGGTCTCCTTATAACAGGCCCACTACGAATATTTGTATCGTGTCCGTAGTGTATTGCATTATGCGTTTGATGGGTTGTTGTCACAACGTTGTTCATGTCGAATATCATTGGGTCTCGGTTGAGAACCATCTCTTTGGTAATTGGATTTATGTGATGTATCAACGGTCGGTTCTCTATCTCGTATCCTTCAACACCTAAATCACAACCGCCATCTCTGACAATTACTCTATGCCGAAACTCTCTCCATTCGCTCGATGAATATAATGCCTGATTAACCCATCGATCATAGCCAAATGTCTCGTACCCAACTGAACCTGACAGCATTAAATATTGCAGTCGTTCTTCAAATGTAAGATACTTGATCATTTCCATATATGATCGTGACATAAGACTTGATCTACTCATCTTCGATACCCTGGTATCTACGCATTGCTTCAATTGCTGCAGCATACCTCTCTTCGCTCTTAGCAGAAGCTTCTAACGAATCGATTTTGGCTTTAGTCTGCTTGGTTTCTTCTCTGAGCTTGTCCTGTTCCAGCTGCTCTCTTGAAGAACCGAGTTTTAAGAAATGTGTAATGACCTGTGATGAGGCTGTGCCTTCACGTAACTGCTTTTCAGCAGCATCGAGTGAGAGGTTGATCAAGTACTGTTCCCTGTCTTCAGGAGTCATAGGAACCCTTGAACGCTTCTTTGCGGAAGTGGCTGTCGCTGCTCTTCTTCCCATATACTTTCGTCTCCTTTCTAATATCTTTTGCCGAGACGTCGAATACTTTACGTACTCTCTATAAGAGATCTAGGTATGTTTTAATAACCCTGAAAGGAGTCTTCAACTGAAAGAG